TCGTCGCGTCTGGCGAGTGGATCGATACGATCCGCGGTCGTGACTGGCTACAGGTGCGACTGCAAGAGGACGTGGCGCTGGCTGTGCTCAACTCGGCGAAGGTTCCGTATACCGATCCGGGTATCGCCAAGATCGATAACGCGATCAGGGGTCGGCTACAGATTGCGGTCGAGGTCGGTTTTCTCGCGCCTGGATTCACGGTGGTTGTGCCCACCGCGGCATCGCAAGCCCCGGCAGATCGCGCGGCTCGTATCCTTCGCGGGTACAGCTTCAATGCGCAGATTGCTGGCGCGATTCACCTCGTTTACATCACCGGCAGCCTGACCTCGTAAGGAGAAACCATGTCCGTAGCAACCTGGGATTTTTCAAAGCTGATCGTGACGTGGGCGGGAGGCACCGTCACGGGCTTCATGAATGATGTGACGCTGACCTGCGATGGCGGGGAGGATGCGGTCAAAACCGTCGTGGGTTCCGACGGTCGAGAGACGGTGTTTGTCTTCATGAACAATCGGACGGGCGACGTGGTTCTGCCCCTCATGGCGTCGGCGCGGGCAAACGATGTACTGTCGGCAGCCTTCGCGGCAAAGACAATCGGACCGCTTCAGATCAAGGATCTGAATGGAACGACGGTGTGCCAGGCTCCAGCGGCGGTGATCAGCAAGCGACCCGCGCCGACGTTCGGCAAGGAGATCAGTGCCCGCGAATGGACGATCAGCTTCGCCGACGGTGATATCACGATCGGCGGACTGGCGGCGGTGTCCTGATGCCGAAGCAACCACAGAGCCGACGTATCGACGGGTACGAGATCCAGGTGCAGCCGCTTCCGGCGTTTGCCGCGATCTCGCTGTTCACCCGAATCGGAAAAAGCATCGGCGGCGCACTTGGGCCGACCCTGGCCGCACTCGCGTCCGCTGGTGTGGACAAGCTGCAAAACGTGGATGTGTCGCAGCACCTTGGCGCGCTCTTTGCCGCGCTGTCGCCAGAGGATATCGAGCAGATTACCAAGGCGCTGCTACAGGGCGCAGTCCTTGATCCGAATGGAAAGACGCGACTTTTGCTGGACGTGGCGGATTACGAGTTCCAAGGGCAGACATTGACCCTCATCAAAGCCGCGCTCTTTGCATTCGAGGTCAACTACGGGGATTTTCGCGACCTCGTGCGCGGGATGCTCGCCGGGGCACGGGCCAAGACAGAGAGCAAGGCGAACCACTCACCGGCATAGAGTGGTTTGCGGACGAGTGGCCGATCTGGCGAGTGGTCAAAGCCGGGCTCGGAACGGTCGAGGAAATCGATCGCTATTGGTCGCTCGGGGATGTACGAAAAGCAAATGATTTGCTAGACGCATACGAGGCAGCAGAAGCCAGGCAGAGAGCAAAGGAGCGGCGCAAGTGATTGTACGAGAGCTATTCGCAAAGCTGGGCCTCTCGGTGGATGCCGCTTCGTTTGCTGTGGCTGACCACATGCTGGGCGCGGTCAAAAGCGGGCTCGGGCTGCTCGTGTCCGGAGCAGCGCGTGCTGGCGCTGAGATGCGCGACGTCATCACGCGCACAGTCGAAACTGCGTCCGCGCTCAATGACACATCCGTCGCGCTCGGGGTCACTACTGAGGCGCTTCAAGAGCTGGGCTATGCGGCGCAGCTAAATGGCTCATCTCTCGAAGGAATGGCCGACGGGCTGCGTAAGCTTTCGATTCACATGGAGGCCGCAGCAGAGGGAGGAGGCGAAGCTGCGGAAGTTTTCCGCAAGCTGGGTGTGTCGGTTACGGAAGGCGGAAAGCTTCGGGCTGCCGATGCTGTGCTCGAAGACATCGCCGAAAAGTTTAAGGCAATGCCCGATGGCGCGCGCAAGGTCGCGACGGCCATCGATCTATTTGGAAAGTCAGGTGCATCGCTCATTCCAACCCTGACAGTTGGTCGCGAGGAACTGGTCAAGCTGCGCGAGGAAGCCCGCGGACTCGGCGTGGTCATGACCAGGGAACTAATCGAGTCCGGAGACACGCTTGGCGACACCTGGGACAAACTCAAGTTTGCGGCGGACGGGCTGCGGTACACGATTGCGTCATCATTGCTCACCGGCCTAAATGACACGCTCCGGGCAACCATTGAGTGGATCAAAGCAAACCGAGTGCTGGTGTCGTCTCGCATGGCGCTTGTGTTTAAGGCGATGGGGGCAGGAATCCGCGCGCTTGGCGCTGGGCTGTCGCTCGTCTGGCGCGTGCTGGGTTTTGTGATTGATCGCTGGAAGCTGTTCTCTGTGCTGATCTTGTCCACCCTTGCCGCCGTCGTCTTGGCAAACGCAGGAGCGGTCATATCCTTTCTGTCGCTTCAGGCTGCGGCGGTCGCATCGGCGGTCGCCAGTGCTGCGGCATGGGCTGCGGCTGCGGCTCCGGTTTTAGCGTTGGCTGCCCTCATTGCCTTGGTCGTGCTCGCACTTGAAGACATCTGGGTTTTTCTGCATGGCGGCGAGTCGCTCTTTGGCAAGCTGGGACTCGAAATCAAAAAGGTGTTCGATCAGTTTCTCGATGCCGGTCCACAGCCGGGCGAGCACTGGATGATCAAGATCCTGCGCTCGGTCCTGCTCTACCTGCGATTCGTCGGGCGGTTCTGGTCATTCCTCTTTGGCAAGATCGTCGACGGTGTCTCGTGGATGGCGGGCAAGATCGAAGGGCTGATCACGCGCTTGGAGCAACTCGCAGCAGCAGCAGGACAGAAGCTGACCCAGAGCGGGATCACTAGCGCGGTCAAAAAGACAGGTTCCGCGGTGCTCGGTGCGCTTGACAAAGCGGGCGCAGCAGTGGGCCAGACTGCGGAAACAGTCACACAACGGCTCTTTGTCCAGCCCCTCCCAAGCGTGCGCCTTGTGCCAAACGAGGCCCCACGGAACAAGGTCATCAACGCATCCTATGCGCCGACCATCGTGCAGCAGCCAGGCCAAAGCGGTGCGGAAGTCTCGGCGGAGTCCCAGCGCTTATGGGAAGAGTGGATGTCAAGCCAAGTCGAGGGGGCGAGCGCGTCCCTGGTGAGTCGCTGACATGGCAGAACTGAGCAAATACACCGGGCCGACGATGATCGGTGACATTGCAATCGACTGCACAGTCACCGAAACGCACACGAGCACGGCAACTGTAACCGAGCATCCAGTCGAGTCGGGAAGCAACATCGCCGACCATATCCGACCGGAGCCGGTGCAACTCTCCATAGATGGCATCATCACCAATACGCCAATCGGGGCACAGCAGACCCAGCGGGTAATCAGCGCGGGCGGTCTTTCGGTGACCACAACGCAGCTGGAAGCGGCACCGAATACGCTTGGATATGCCCAGACGGCCTGGAAAAAGTTGGATGCGTATCGAATCGCAGCCCGCCCGATCAAGGTAATCACCAGGGATCGCACCTATGAATCCATGGCGATGATGTCTTTGACGGTCCCCAAGACCGCCAAGACTGGCGACGCGCTGGAGTTCACAGCGACGTTTAAAGAGGTTCGCATCGTCGAGAACCGAACCACTCGCCGTGTCGTGGCCAAGGCTCCGAAGTCCCACAAGAAAGTGGACGCTGGAAAGCAGCCGACAGCCAAGCAGACACCGGAGCGGTATAGGTCGATTCTGGATTCGACGACGGGCGACGAATCAATCGCCAAGGCACAGGGCTTTATCCGGTCCTTTGGGGGTGGGTGATGGTTGAGATCCCTCTAAAAACCGACCTGCCACACTTTACCGTCGTTGTGGAACTCGACGGACTAAACTACCGTCTGGAGTTCCGCTGGAATACCCGCGAATCGTGCTGGTACATGCACATGCACGACGCGGACGAGGCACTGATCCAAGCGTCGCTCAAGTGCGTTGTGGGCTGGATGGTCGGCATTCTCGAATGCGTTGACTCGCGTAGACCGCCGGGCGGGTTCCTATTCCATGATACGTCGCGCGGCGATGTTGACCCGACGTGGACGCAGGGGAAGGATGTCTTCTACTTCGACGAGTTGCGGCGCGTCCCTGGATACGGTGAGCTGGGAGACCGGGTGCGACTCTACTACGTCGAGCTGGCGGACCTTTTAGCATGAGTCGCCTACAAGACAGACGGGTGCGGCTGCTCATCGCCAACCGAGTGTCGGAGGACTACAAGTCACTGACGACGGACGTAACGGAAATCACGGATCTGCGAGTCAAGTTTTCGGTCAAGAAATCGTCCGCAAAGGAACCGAACACGGCAGAAGTCACCATCTCGAATCTGTCACCGCAGCGCAGGGCTTCTCTGCAAACGAAGGGTGTCAAATTTGTTTTGGAGTGCGGCTATGTCGAAACGGGCGTAAAGCAAATCTTTCAAGGTGATGTGCGCCAAGTCGCGCACCGACGCGAGGACGCAGACTGGCAGACAGAGATCAAGTCTGGAGACGGGGAACGGGCGTTTCAGTTTGCGCGCGTGTCGGAATCATTCGGGTCCAAGAGTTCGCGCGGCGACGTGCTGCGCAAGCTCGTGTCGTCGTTCGGTCTGGGCCAAGGCAACGTCTCGCAGGTAGCGGCTAAGCTTGTCGGTAAGTTCGATCAGGGGTTTGTGGCACATGGCCCCGTGAGCCGAGAGATGGACAAAGCACTTGCTGGCACTGGCTACGGATGGTCGATTCAGGACGAGCAAATCATCATCTTGGCGGATTCCGAAGTCAGCGGTCAAGACGTTCCAGAGTTGACCCCGCAGTCGGGTCTGATCGGTTCGCCCGAGTTCGGAGCTCCGCTGGTCAAGGGTGGAAAGCCTCTGCTCACGTTTCGGTGTCTCCTCAATGCAAACATCAAGCCCGGTGCTCAAGTCTCGATCAAGTGTGAGCGCTTCCCGCTTGGCGTGGCTGTGAAGTGCGTCAAGGTCGAGCACAGCGGAGACACGCACGGACAAGACTGGTACACAAACGGGGAAGGGGTGACGCTGTGAACAGGACCACGACGCTACAGGATCTGCTGTCCAAGTTCCGCGAGTCGATTGCTGCACAGATCCACACCGCGCTACCCGGCAAAATCGTCCGGTACGACTCGAGTGCGCAGAAGGCGGACGTGCAGCCGCTCATCAAAGACCGCTACACTGACGAAGCGGGAGCGCTTCAGGTCCGAACCTTGCCAGTAATCCCAGCAGTCCCGGTGCAGTTTCCGGGGGCTGGCGGGTATCGGATCACGTTTCCCGTTGCGGAGGGTGATACAGGTTTGCTCCTCTTTGCTGAGTCCAGTTTGGACAAATGGCTTGTCTCCGGCGGAACCGTAGACCCAGAGGACGACCGGCGGCACGATCTGACCGATGCGGTGTTTCTGCCTGGGCTTCGTGACTTCGGGCACGCACTGGCGAGCGCTCCTACCGACCGGGCTACGTTCGGCAAGGATGACGGGCTACAGATCCACGTTGACGGCAGCAAGATCCGCATCGGCACGACGACGGCGGTGCAACTTGAAAAGCATCCCAACGGCGAGACGCTGAAGTCAATCCTCGACACGCTCATAGCATGGGCCAACACGCACACGCACCCCACGCCAGCGGGCGCGTCGTCAGCACCCACTGCGCCGCCGTTCCCTCTTGATCCTTTTCCGACCTCCGGCTTGCTAAGCCAGTCGGTCGAGGTGAAAAAATGACCACCTACCAGAAGATCACCGACTTCGGACTCGACGAGGACGGCGACGAATACGCCGACGCGACCGGGCTTGCGATGACCGGCGACCTGCCAGGAATCAAGCAGCAAGTGACGCTGCGGATCGGATTCTTTAGAGGGGAGTGGTTTCTCGACGAGGAGAAGGGGCTGCCCTGGTACGAGGAAATCATCGTCAAGAATCCGAACCTGATCCGCATCCGCGAGATCTTTCGCGAGGCGATTCTCTCCGTCGCTGGTATCAATGAGGTCACGTATCTTGACCTCCTATTCAGCGCCTACGCGCGGACGCTCTCTGTAAACTTCAAAGCCTCGACCAATCTCGGCGAGCTTGGAATCAACCTAACGGGACTACCAAATGCCTAGCTATGGACTCCTTCCCGAGG